ACATCACCAGGTATTAGGTGTGTTTCTTGTAGATTCTGTAAGAACCAACCAGTAGTTCTAACTAGATAAAGATTAGAGGTGTGATTACCACGATTATATCTTAAATCCTCAAATACATCATCATATGTCAAATATGCCATTTTGTTTACTCCTTTTTATTACAACACACTTAACTTCGTTAAGTGTATTCGTGATAATATATTCAGTTCGCTTTGCTCACTTTCATATATTATACACTCATATATGAAAACAAACAAGAAATAAATTTTATATACTTCCTGTTGAAAGTCATACGACGGCTAATGTAGTTTCTGACACAAAAAAAATGTCTCACTACCTTAGCTCATCGTCGCTCTCAACAGAAAGGCGCTATCGCTCTTCCTGAGGCCCTATGCGGGCGACCCATTCCTGGGTTAACGACTCCTTGTATCCTTTAACTGAGATGTTTGACTATGTATAACTCAGACTCTTGCGAGCGGACCAGGCATACCACTGTTATTATGCACCCCAAGGAGGAGATGCATCAGCGACAGATTCTTTAGCCGTCATATTGTAATCTGTTTTTTTGTTCTGTGTAATCACAGTAGGGTTCCTAAGTGCCTTGATTTTTTGTGCCTGGGATAATTTTCTTTGTTGCTTGTATTTTTGTGTGTTTAAGCCGTTGATTGTGATATTTTCTAATTTGTCTAGATGTTTCTGTTTAAGTTTCTTTTTTCTATGAAAACACCATTCCCAAAAACAAGCCCAACTTGCTTGATTGCTACGAGTGATATCGTTCCATAAATTATTTCTGATCTCAAGCAATATTCTTAGATCATTAAATTCAGGATGTGTGAAGATATCTTTGGCTTTTACGCCATACTTTTTCTTGGCCCAATAGCCAATTAATTGTTCTTGTTCAAGTTCTTGGTAGTTCATCTTATACTGCCTTTGTTGTAATGATATTTATCAATATCTTATAATAACACCAAATAAACTGAAAGTCAAGCCAAAAAAAACTCCTCTAGCACAATTAGGAAGAGTAGCTAGAGGAGTTATAGGATCATACAATATGCCAGATAGTATAATGTTGTATGAATGTAGATACAGAAAATATGAACACCCCTACGGAGTAATTAAATGGCAGTCTAAGAAACAAACGATAGGAAAGAACACTTAAACTGCATCTACACAGTTATTTATCCATTTCTCTTTTGAGAGTTGCTAAAACGGTTGCTTTTTCCTGACTTGTAAGTGTAAATTTGCCTGTTCTTGGATCCTGGTGTAGTCCACATGCTCTACACTTGTGAGTCCATAACGCAAAAGGAGTTGTTCTTTTAGAAATGTCTATCACACGCTGACAGTCTAGAATTTTGTCACAGTCTTCACACTGTGTGCCTGCATAGTCTATGCGTTCTAGCACAGGACCTACTGCTTCTTCCATTTTTTTAGGAGGAGCATAGATCAATCTTTCTTTTACTTCTTCCCAGCTCATAGAACGGTTATTGCTACTGCTAATAAACTTGCACTTGTGCTGAACACAATGCCTATCAGTGTCCAACGAGTGTATCGTTCAATGTGAGCAAGATGATTGTCTCTTATTAATTCTATGCTTTTTTCAATGCGTTCAAAGCGTTGATTGAGACTGTCTAGATCCATTTTCATTACAATACCGCTCCTAGCTGAATTGCACGCCAATCATTGCCATCATATACAGCAATACAACCTACGCCTGCTGAATCATCGCCACCGTCTGTGCAAAATGCTACATCGCCTGCTTGACTTGTGAGTGCATTTAGTTCTGCTGTGGTTCTACCACTTAATCTTAGAATATTTTGTATGTTTACAACGCCTGATGTAGGATTTAGAACCTGCACACCTGTTGCTGTGATCTGTGTGGGCATCTGTGTGCCTGACAGTTTGCCGCCTGAACTTAGTAGAGCTACGCCATTGGCCGCACCACCCTCACTTATAATTGTGTTTACTTTTTGAACTGCATCTAGTAAATCTTCTCTAGCAAGACTAGGATCATCCGCGCCGCTGTCAAGATTTGCTGTGCTTATCTGTGTTGTTGGAAAAGCCATAACATCCTCTCTTTCATATATTTAATCATAACCTTAAAAAACCCCTATCTAGTGCGTAAATTGCGCCCATCCATGTATTGTTCTGGTAGCACATTCATTGTCACATCAAATACAGCGTCTACCTTAGAACCTGCTGTGCTGATAAAAGTTATTTCAGGTGCTGTTCTTGTTTTACTTACTATTGCAGGGAATCCTGGTGCACTATCATCAATATATCCACTTGCAACATAGTCATCTTCTACATATGCACTTGCATGTGTAGTTATTTGCATTTGCAATACCTTAGATACTGTTCTTGGCATTGCAATTTGTCTAGCACTGCTAGACCCATTTAGTGTAGTGCTGTTAACATCATATTGAATTATTTCAAATCTGTTGCCACTTGCACTCCATTCAAAAGTTGAAATTTCAGGTAATCCTTCTGATGTAGGTGTCATTGTAATTTCTATTATTACAAATCTTGCATAGATAGCATCTATGTCTGTTTGATCTACTGTGTAAGACTGTGTGCTTTCTTCTCCTGCAAAATCACCAGTAGTAGAGTAATAAACTGTAAAACTTGGTGTGCCTACACATTCTATTGTCCAAACTAGATTAATCCATGCCGCTTCACCTAGATCAACTGGCACTGTTAGCCAATTAAAACTGCTAGGCGCTGTTTGCCAACTTTTCCAATCATCCCAAGTTTGTATTTCATTGTCACCAGCACTGTCACCTGCACCTATGTCTGCCCAAGTTCCTGTGTTAGGTCCTACAATCTTTTCATTTAATCCGTCAAATAATCCTGTTGGTGTTGGTAATGCCATGTTCTACTCCAATGCAGGCGATGTTGACGCCGCTATGTTGCTGTAATTACTTCTATAATTGTATTTGGTGTTGGCAATAGTAATTGCTGTTATTGCCTGATTCAAATTCTTTTCTAAGGCAGAATTATAAGGATTAAATGTGCTCAATTCAACTTGTTGTGGACGGAATCCTAGCAATAGATCTCGTTGACTGTCTAGACCACTGTTCATCCTACCTCCTGTTAATAACCATCCTTCGCTAGCCTCTCCTGAACCATCTACAGCGACTACTAAAAATTGATCTGTGCCTAATGGTCCTGCACCATTAACATTATTTTCTGCAAAAGCATTACGCAAGTTCAAACTACCGCCTATTACATAATTGTAATTGTATTCTTGAAAATGCAAAGGAGGACGAAGGAAAACAGTAGTATTTGCACTTGGGTTTACACTTGTAATATCTATTTTTTCCCAACGGCCTACACCATAAAAATTAGCCTGTGCTGTAATTGAAAAACTTGCCGCCGCAGGATCATAAGTTCTTCTGTAAATGTTAAGTTGTGTAAAACCTGATATAGCACGATGATCAAAAGTTAATTTATAATAATGATTTTGGTAGAAATTGTTTTTTACTGCAAGTAATTTCCATTCTACAATATCAACAATTGGTGTTGGTGGAGCAGGGAATGCCGCATCAATTGTTTTAAGTGCAAGACTGGTTTTCATGTCAACAAAATTAAAACTCTGCAACCAATTGCCTGTTGAAGGGTAATCATCTCTTGTTTGTGCTCTATGCACATAGCCTGTGCCAAATAGACTTTCTGTTGAATCGCTTCTTGCACCTGCGTTTGCATATAATGGTGTTAGAACAAATTCATACTGCTGATCAAAATCTATTTCTAATTCTATTAGTTGTAGTCCACTTAGACTGCTAATACCTGTGCTGGTGCTGGTAAATGTTTCAAAGTCTGGATCTGCACCTGGTATAACTTTTCTATAGCGTATGTTTACACCACGCCAATCTGCTAACACACTTGCTTCAGGTGGTTTAACATAAAACCGTATTGCTTTGTTGCCACTTAATGTTGAAGTTATTTGGTTTAGTGCAATAGTCATTGAACTTGCCGCACTAGGAACACTAGGATCTGCTACTTCTAGATCAAAATCAGTTGCTTTTTCTCTTATGTTAAGAACTTCTGTAAACGGATCAAAATCATACAAACCTGTGGCACTATATTCTGTTCTTGCACCCATGATACGAATTTGTTCGCTAGATTCCTGTCCTGTGTCATAGCGTAAACGGAATACAAAGTCATATTTCTGTTGCACACTTGTAGGTATGCTAGGATAACTTGGTGAACCTATGTCAGCGTCTAGTGTAAATGTTTGTGTTGTGCCTGGCACATAGTTGCCTGGAAATAGATAGGTATTTTTGGTCCATGCACTACCAGCAGAATTTCTATAGTAGAAATTTACACCATTCACACGCCAATTAACAGGTTGATTGTTGATGTCTTGTGTTATTGAAACTTCTATTTCTTTTGGATCTCTAGGATTACCGCCAGTCAACAGTGTTTGTGCATTTATTACACTAATTTTATTGTTGGTTGCTGTGACTTGTTCACCTGGATCTGCGGGCCAACCTGTTGATGCTTGTTCAACATAGTCTCTAGGATCTTCAATGGTGACTGCACCACTTGTGTTAAGAATAATTTTGTTTACTCTAGTAGACAATTCATTGGTTGTGTATTTTACTCTTGAAATAACCTGATATGGTGTTCTGCCTTTCAATAGTGGACCTAAACGGAATGTAAACTGTTGGTTTGCACCTGGTTTAGTTGTGACAACCATTTGTTGGTATACTGTTTCACTTGCAATATTGCGTTTGTAGTAGATTAACAGTTCTTTGTAATCTGCACGATTTGGTTGCACGCCTTTGATAGTTGCATACACTAAATCGCCTTCAACTGAGTATTTTACTTCTATAAATTCTACAAAATCATCAAATGTCACAACAGGAGGTGCTGGATCTACAGGATCATCGTTGTCTCCTGGACCTTCTGGTGGCGGATCACTAGGTGGTGGTGTCACATCATCATCAGGTGGATCTTCTATCACAGGTGGATCCTGTATAGGTGGATCTGGGTCTGGTGTTGGTTGTGCAACAGTTTCTTCTACAGCCAAACAGTTGTCTATTCTTGCTGTTAAACTACCTGCACTTGGAGGATTGATTACTTTCAAATCATATGGTGAATTATTTTCATCCATTCCTGTAAGTGTTTCAAATGTTAATTCTGTAGAACTTATAAAATTAACTTGACTACCTCCTGCACTGTCAGGTGTGTATATCGTGCCATCATTACCAATCCATTGTGCTGTAATACCATCTACAAAATTTAGTCCACTAACTGTCACAGTAGTATATCCCGCACTGTCTGTGATAAATGGTGATATGCTTCTAATGGTAGGTGGTTGATGTAAAACAACACTGCCTCCTCCAGTTGGTGGCACTAATCCTATAGGTGGTGATAAACTTAAATCTGTAGGATATTCAATAGTTGCACCCACAGGCACATAAGGTGGTAAAACAATATCTTCTTCACCAACAGTTGTGTATGGATATAAATTGTCATCATTTCTAACACAACCTAAATCAACAGTCATGTCATTGTTGATACGAATTGACACAATACGCCAAGGTGTTGTGCCAAAGTTTAGTTTGAAACTTTGTATTCTTATACAATCACCAACTTCTAGTTCTAGGCCTTGTGAACTTACTGTAAGACTGCATGATTCTTGGAATCTTGATTTGTTGAACATAAGCCTTGCCATGTCTTTGGCAATAGCAAAGTTTGTAATTGTAGTAAATGCCGCATCTAGTTTGTTTTCTCTACCATCAATAGCAATGTAGGTTTGACGCTCTGCATCTGTCTCAGGATATATTACTGTGTCAGTTGTAAATTTCTTATCTGGGTTAACATAGGTGACTTGCACAACATTATATTTTGATGTTCTGTCTACAGCACTAAATGTCACAGGTCCTTGTATGTTGTCTTCATTAAAAGTTGCAACAATAGTTGCCGCACCACTTGTAATATCTGTAGGGTTGCCTGCGTCTTCTATTTTTAATTTATATTTGCCTTGAATAAAAGGCATGTAAGCTCTAAATCCACTTAGTAGTGCTTTGGTATTGTTGAATATAGTTTGTCCTGTGTCCAACACATAGTTGCAGGTTAAGATAGGACCAGTTATACCATTAACATAAGTGACTGTAGTTGCACATTTGTTTTTTGCAATCAACCAACTGTCAAAATCAATGTCGCTGTTTGCAAGTCCTTTACCATAGCGTGGATTACGCATGTAGTCTAGCAATATGTCTGCAGGGTTTGTAGAATATTCTTCTGTTTCTGAATCATATGCTGTGCTACCAGTTGACGCTGTAATTTTATGCACCTTCTTACCAAGCATGCCTACTTTAATTCTAGGAATGTTGCCTGAAAAAGGATTGTTATCTGCGTCTTCTTGTGTTTCTATTTTCTTCCATTCATAGCGAGCAAATAAAACACTCACACCGTTGTAGATATTGGTAGTCTTCCAACTAGGTGCTTCACTTAGTATGCTCCATGTTCCAACAGGACTACTACTTGGTGTGCTAAAATATTTTCCATGACTGAATTGTAGTTTTACTCTACCATTGTATTTGCCATAGTCAATGTCAACTGTTTGTCCATTGTTTAATTTTCTGACAGTTTCACCTTTTAGTTTATGATCGTCTATGTAGATGTCATACAAACCTTCAACAGGACCTTCTGACAGTGCATATGCTACCCAAAGATATTGGTTGTTGTCTGAACCTGTTTCTGCATAGGTTATTGTGCCACCTACTTGTCTAAAACCATACACAACAGGAATATGAACATTTGATCCTGCCTGTGTTAAAGTGACACCTTGTTCTCTTTGTGCGGCTTGATCCCCAGTGGGCATGTCAGGCACATCAAAGATGCTTAGGAAAGGTTGTGCAACAAAGTTAATGACACTAGAAACAACATCAACAACTGCCTTTACGACACCTGTGACTACTTTTACAACACCTTTTACAACTCCTGATATTGCGTTTCCAATGCTCTTAACAATATTAGACATATTCTAGTTCCTTGCTCATAAAACAGCTTTCATCAAATCCTAGATGATTGTAAACTTTTTTTGTTCTTTCAGGATTAATGCCAATGTCACCACCTGTGATTTTTTGTGCACCAAACATCCTTGCCCATTCTTCTACATTCTTAAGAAGCATTTTGAAGTTGTCCATGTTTCTATGACTTTCTAATATAAAAATCATTTCAATGTGTGCATAGTGTATTTCTTTGTTCCAGGGTGCTTGTGTGATACAAGCTGAAACAAATCCTACAGGACGCATATTGTCATATAGATTGAACCATACATATTCAGGATGTATATTTCTTGCTCTGATGCTTTCTATTACTGAATTCTCATCAAACTCATCACCTAGTTCTTCATTGAACTTATGTGCTTCGCCTGCATAATAACGAAACAGTGTAATAGTTGCATTCAATTCTTCTGTTTGCATTTTCCTACAAATCATTAGCTATCTCTTCCCCATAAAAATTCTGTGTTTCCTACAAAGCCTGCTTTTTCAAATGCTGTGTCATATTTTTCGCCTTGGAATAACCAATTGCTCCAATCAGCTGTTTTTCTTCCTGCACGGCGTTCAAAGTCTGCAAACACACTTGACACATCTACTGTAATTGCACAGGTGCTGTCTGTTTCTTGTATGTTAACATTGAATATTTCACCTTTGAACATTAGTATGCTAGGTGTAGCACCTGCTGAATCAGTGCCTATAATTTCGTGTGTTGTTAGATCTAAAAATACTTTGTGAACAACAACAGTAGATCCTTCTGGTTCTTGTCCTACAAACTTGTCAATGTATCCTGCAGGTAATCCACTTAGATTGATTGTAAATTTACCTACCCTTACATCAAAGTCTTCATTGATTGGTGTATAACCTAAGAATTGTCCTTGTGCTGAATATGTGTTTGTGCCTGCGTCAGGTGCTGTGTCTGAGTCAAAATCAATGTCAATTGCACCACTTGCAAGATAGAGTGCACCACCTGACAGATGTATTTCAATCAAGTCAACTGCAAATTGATGATCTCTATAATATTCATCACGCAAATATTCTTCTGTGTAAAAAGGTTTCACCTACCAAGTCTCCCTCATTGACACAGTTGCCGTTGCCAGTCCTCCAATACCAACTTCATACTGTTGCACATTGTTTAGATTGATTACTGTAAATGGCACTGCTGTAATTGTAAGTGTTTCTCCACTACCTACATTGCTAACTAATGCACCTGCAAAATTAAGAGTTGCTTCGCCACTACCGTTTGATGTCACTGCGGCTATGCTTTGATATACTTTAGAGTGTCCACTAAATTTAAAAAAGTCTCCTGCGTTTAGCACAGGTTGTGTTGCACCACAATTTGTAAGAAGAACACTTTTGACACCTTTTACATAACTTGTAGATGTTTGTGGTGTGCTAGCCGTTTGCGCCGCTAGACTTGTATAACTGATTTCAGGCAATACTATTTCAAAGCTCAATTGACTTCCATATGTCTGTGCAATATAACCTTGCACTGTTGCTAGATCACTAGGTGATATAGTAGGATACTTTACATCAAATTCATAAAATTGATGTCCATACCCTGTGCGTCTGCTTTTGCCACTGAATGTAGTAGTAGCAATAGTTGGTGTGTTGACTTTGAAGTTTACTGCGTTAAAACTTGGTGTAGTTGGGTATTGTGTTGCTATGTCAGCCATTAGAATCTACTCCTTTGACCTGTTTCTAAAACAGCGTCTCTTATTACTTGTTGAATTACTCCTCTACGGTTTAATAACATTTCGTCAAAACTTGTTGTGTCCATTGCATTGATTGTAAAGTTTACATTTACAACTTTGTCACTACCAATGTCACTGTTTTTTGTCACAGTGCCTGAGCTGGCAGGTGTGAATATCTCTGGTCCTGCTTCACCTACTAGATAGCTTTCGCCTTCCATAACAGATCCACCAAATCTTCTACCTGAATATGATTGGCTTCTAATTGCGGCAACATTTGCCAAACCTGCGGCAACAGCAACAGCGGCACCTATGAAACCAAAGGGTGGTGGATATGTAGCAAGAGCAAGTGTTGCGGCTTGATATGTAGCCATGATAGCTTCTGCTATGCGTAGTGCTTTACTTGCTTCAAATGCCTGTTTGTTGTATCTACCTAATTGTTCTAATGCACTGCCAGCTTGTCCTATAGCCCATTGATATTTTTCTGTTTCTGATTTCTTTTCAAATTCAATTCTATCTCTAACAATGCGTTCAACTCTTTCTTCGTTGCCTATTTTTTGAAGCACAGCTTTTTGTTCTTCACTAATTTTAAAAGAGTATAGACCTTTGAGAGCTTCGCCTTCTCTTACTTGATTACGAATTGCATTTTCAACTGCTCTTTTTTGTAATTGTGCTTTTTCAACTTGAAATTGTCTTTCTAAATCTAACAGATATTGTTTGTGTTGCTTTTCACTAATTTCTCTATTTTTTAGATCATTATCAAGCACTTGTTTAGCTAAGTCTAAACTTTCTTCTAATTCTCTTAAATCTGCTTCTACTGGTAAAGCTCTAGCTTGGAATTCTAATCCTTTACCTAATGCTTCTACAAATTTCTTTCTGCGTTTTTCTTGTTCTTCCAGCTCTGCTGTTTGTCTTATAAGTAATCCTAATTTTTCTTTTTCATCATCTAGTAATTCTCTACCTAATTTTCGCTCAGTTTCTTTTATTAGGCGTATTTCTTCTTGTTCAATCTTAGATAGTTGGCTTACTCTTAGTTCTTCTTGTTTGTCAGCAAGTATATCTGCAAATGCATCTGCTTGAGCCTGTGCGGCTGATGCTGTTGCTTCTGCGGCTTTTTCTACCATTTGTTGTGCCGCCGCTGTTTCGTCAACTGATTGTGTAATTTCTTTTGATCTAACTTTTATGTCATCAAATTGTTCGTTAACTTTGCCAGAGATATCTGAGAAATCTTCAATTGCACCTACTACAGGACCAGCAATGTTATCTCCTAATTCTCTTGCTTGATTAACAAGATCCTCCATGACACTTTCATCACCAATAAGACCCATCTTTTCTGCAAGACTACTTAGAGCACCTGTAAAATATTCTATACCACCTATAACAAGTGCAATACCACCTATGAGAGGATGGCGTAAAGCAAGACTTGCTGTTCTTATCAATCCTTTAGCAAGGAATCCTAAAGCCGCTACAGCACCCACAGCAACAGCTTTTGTAAATGCCGCCATAGCTGTTGCCGCACCTATTGCCCACCTAGCAAAACTTATACCAATTACAATAGCTAGAGCTTTACCTAAAATTTCAATGTTGTTAGCAAGGAATACTGCCGCTTCTTTAGCATATAAAAATGCTTTGGTAAGAGCATCACCAATTCTTTCAACTGCTTGATCATTTTTTGTTATTAAATCTGTAAATTGTGTTAGAGAGTCTGCAATAGCAAGTCCCAGACCACCTTCACCTAATGCCGCCGCTGTTTCAAATATTGCACCACGGAAGTTTGACATTGCAAGTGTTAGTGGACCAATTGTGACTTCACCAAATCTACCACCTTCTTCACCAAGTGCTTTTAGTTGTTCAACTAGATCTTTTGTTGATGTAGCAACAGCAACTTGATCTTCACCAATCTTTGCTGTAAATTTGCCATTTTCAGTAGATACTTTAATACCAAACTCTTTCAATCTTTCAAATTCACCAGTAAGTGCATCAGCTACTGCTTCACCTAATTGTGTAATTGATTTTGAGTTTGCCGCGGCAATGTTTGAAAATGCTCGCATACTTTCATTTGATGTATCTAAACCAAATCTATTGAATATAACAAATGCTTCTGTTAGTTGGTTAACATCTTGTGGTAGTGTTCTTGCAAGTTTAGATAGTCTTTGTAATTCAGCATTGGCAAGTTCTTGACTGCCTAGATAAGTTGTTAGCTGTGTTCTAAAACCTTCCATTGCTTGTGTAGCATCTAGTATGCCACTTATGCCTCTGGATGTCACAAAACCAGCAAATGCTGTTGTTGCAAGTGTTAATGCGCCACTAATTCTACCAGCGGCTCTGTTTATCCCGTCAAGTGCTCGCTCACTACGCTTTGCACTTCTATTGAGACGCCCAAGTCCTCTTTCAACCTGTCTAAGAGATCGTAAAAAGGGATTAGCATCACCCTGTATTTGAATTGTCGCTTGCGCCACTATCGTCTCCTTGCTTTAGCTTGGTTCATTGCCTGTTTATGTTCTTCTGCTTCCATTTTGTAGAAAGCCGCCCAAGCAACAAATTCAGCGTTTGACATCTTCATAATGTCTTTTACTGAGGACCCCAAATCTTTGGCTAATCTAAACATAAACTTCAGATCCAGGTCCTGTTTTAGTTTTTTTCTGCATTCTCCAATGTTTCATCAGCTGATACAGCATTCATTTCGCCACACACTCTGATTAAAACTTGTGGATCTGCTTCTGCCATAAAAGTAGCCTTGTCTATTTTCTTAAACATCTTTGTGCCGTCTTCGTTTCTTGCCTTGATAATAAGTGTTTCAACAAGTGCTTCAATTGTTTTGCCTTTTTGTGCAAGTTCAATCATTACAGATTCTTCTTGCAGGGTATTTGTGCCTTTATAGTAGATATCCATGTCCCATTCTTTGACATGAAGTTTGTGCAATTCCCCACTAATTTTAGATCTAAAGTGGGCTGTGATCTTATCTATTGGTTTTGTCATTTGTATTTCCTTTTTACTGCCCTTAGGGTAGGTTGTAGTATACCCTTTGGTGCTTGTTTAGAATAGCCCTCTTCTAATCGTCCAATATATGGAACTTTGTTTTCAATAGTGAATCCTTGGCGTGATTTTCTGTTGTCCCAATTGCGTCTTGCCCTACCAGTTTTAATTGGTGTTTTTGTGACAGCAATTTGTTGGATATCATCTGCTATTGATTGCATTTCAGTTTGTGCAATCATTTGCAAATCATCAACAGCATTTTTCACACCAAGGACTCTAATTTTCATAGCAATTAAGATGCAGAGAATGTAGCTCCGCCACTTCCTTGATAAGAAATAGTTGCTTCAACCATGCCGTCCATGCTTGAATTTACACTGAATCCTGTGACAATAATTTCACCTGCGAATTTGTGTGAAGTGTTGTCTAGATACAGTTCAATTGAGTATGGACTTGTGCCAACATTCTGTAGTGTTGGATTCAATCCAATGATTTCTCCACTACCATCTGTTGGGAATTCTGCTTCATCAAAATAGATGTCTGCAGAACCTGAGAATGAACTCAAACCTTTTAGATAGGTTCTTGTGTCATTTGTCATAGTTGTTGTCTCAATGGTATCACTTGTGATATCCAAAGTGAAAGTTCTCACGGCGGCGATAGCTGTTGGTGATCCACCATCATCATCTATCTTGAGAACGCCGTTATTACCAGTTAATATAGCCATATTAGTCTCCTTGTTCTATAGCGTTTTCAACGGACGCTTCAATTGCGGCGGGCGTCTCATCCACCGTTTCACTTTCATCATTGTCAATGACTTCAGTAAATTCTTTTTTTGCCTTTTTAGTTGGTTTGAGTGCGGCACGCACAGGAGATGCAGGCGTGTCTACCTCTTCCCAACCTTTTGTTTTGTAGAACGGCACTAGATCTTCATTGTAAACATCTTTTGTGCTGTTCCCTTTTTTCATTACAATCATTTGTTTCTCCTATGCTGTCCCTCTGGTGAAATAATAAGTTATTTCATATGTCATAGTAAACTCCGCCAAAGGTGACAATCTTTCCACAATATCTACTGATACGATTTGTGAATTCTGGACAACGCTGGTTTCTTTGCCTCTATATCTGTCAGCGTCTAATTTTTCTTCTATTGCTTCTATTAGTTCATTGCGTTTTTTGTCAAGTTCTGTGCCTCTTACAAAGCCTCTCAATAGGTATTGTATTGTGCCACGACGAACACCTGCTGTGTGCATTGTTTCTGTGTCTCTTGACTCTGCACCAGTTTGAACTAATATTGCTGGAAATTGTGTTATTGCTAATTTTTCAACTTCAAAAGGTTCTCTAGTCACTAACACAGGACGAGGATACCTTATGTCTTGTAGTATTTCTACAATTGAATCTGCTAAATCGTTGCGAATACTTGCCATTGCCTACCTCTTAAGGCGTAGGAAATGTGTCGCTTGTCTTTCATCGTCTTGAACTGTTCCTGATGAATCCATGTCGTATTCTACACCGTCTCTTAAAACTAAATCAAATTCACGCTCATATTCTGTTCTATAGAACTCCATCTTTCTTTCAAAGACATCTAAGTCTGGTTCAAAGCGTGATAGTTTAGGATAGATATGAAACCCTAGTGCATGGTATACACAAGCTCTTGTCAATTGACTTGCTGTGTATAAATCTTCATCTGGTTCTTGCTCGCCACCAGTCAAGAATTTGACATCGTATAATCCAATCATTTGAGTGGGCCACCACTTGATTCTCAAGTCGCGGAATACATCATTCTGTGCTTTGGTGAGTTCAGCATCAAAGTCTGCGATGCCGTAATTTAGTATATCTGGTTCGTATTCAGTAACATCAGATATTGTTGCGAGTGTTATAGCCATGAGTCCTGCTCCAATTTCTGGTAGAGTCCTTCTCTATCCAGTAGTATTTATATGATATAAAGAAATAGGGCATCAAAGACGCCCTATTCCATGTTCTTAGATAATCAATATTAGATTACTGCTGTTGCGTCTGATTGAATTGCAACACCGTATTGATCAAATAGTTCGCTTGTTCCGTAAGCCATAGAACCTACGATTTCAAGTGAACGCTTAGATGCATTACGCTCTGTTTCAATTCTCATTGCTCTCTTAACCATGTAGCCAAGAGCATCCTGAGTCATTACAGCACCAAAGTATGATCCTGCACTGTCAGAACCGCTTACTACAGTAGATTCAAAGATATCTACACCAGCTATTCTACCAATGAAACCATCTCTTAATGCTGAATTACCTACATCACTAAGTGCGTGTGACATAGTTGCACCATTGTTAGTCAATTGTTTCTTAATATCAAATGCTTGGTATGGATGTAGCACACAAACATATGCACCGTTTTGGTTTGCTTTGTTTGCTCTTAGTGTAGCCGCCGCTTTGAAGATATCTTCAACAGTCACAGCCGCACCTGATTTGTCAACAACATTAGAAAAACCTGAGAATAGGCCTGCTAGATCTGTGTCAACTTTTTCAGCCATAGCTGCACCAATTTGGCGTCCAATAGCCGCTGCAACATCGTCAGTTGCAGACTCAGCCGCTAAATCAGTTAATTCAACCATTACACCAACTTCACTTGCTGTGATAGTTTTTGATGTAGTGTTGAATGCTGTGTTAGTTAGGTCTGTGCCATCAGCTACACCAGCTGCTGCTACTGCTGGATAGATTGGAACCTGTGCTGTTAAGCCAGGTGTTCCGCTCATGTCGTAATTTCTTACTAATGGACGGATAACAGTTTGTTCGTTAAGTGTGAATAATGCAGATTGCACGATGTTAGCATACAGTTCTGACAACACACTTGAAGTTGCTTCATTTGCCATGTTATGTCTCCTTTATTATAGCAATTATAGCCTCACACCTTTTGCTCTCATTATCTCACGATATTGATCGCGGTGTGCCGCATTGTTCATATCTAATTTAGATATGTCGTTGTCTACCACAGGAGCTTGTTTACCTACACCTTGTCCAGTTCCAGAACCTGTTGGTCCAGCTGATACAAAATGTGGATTCTCTGCAAGAAATGTTTTTACCAAGTTGTTAGGTGTTAATGGATTTCCATTATCATCATAACGCACTTGTCCGTTTGTGTCTACAACATCAACTCCACCTGCTTCATTTAGACGAACTTGACTTTTTAACAAAGCCACAACCTGTTGAGGATTGATTGCTTTGTTTGCACTGGCTTCGTTTAAGAGTGTGCCATCAACCTTGATTGAGTGTAGTTCAGTTTGATACTGGTTAATTTTAGAATTAAACTTTTCAGCTTGTTCCTTCAATAACTTCTCATACTCACCACGCTGTTCAAGATCCTGTTGGCGCTGTGCCTCTTGTTTCTCTACCAGTTCGTTGTATAGATCCAAGTCAACATTTGAATATTTCTTTTCAAATTTTGCCTTTTCTCTTTGAACCCTTTCTGCCACTATGCGATTAACTTCGTCTTGTGATAGAAGGTTTTCTTGCTTCGTTTCCTGTGTCGTTGCCTGCTTTTCATTAGGAGCTACAGTTTGCTCCGTATCGTTTACCGCTGTTTCTGCGTCCATAAA